CCTGTCTGAGGACTTCAAAACCGGTCTCTTTTCCTGTTTCCACGTCATAATATCCAATCAAATCCTGTTCTGTTACCAGTTCCGGGGCAAGCTGTTTTGCGGTTACCTGTATCTCGGAAACTTTATATGCATCTCCTTTGCTTAACAGGGTAACAACAAGTTTTCCATTATCATCTAACTGAGCAAGGTAATCTGTTCCTGCGATCAGCTCTTTTAAACCGCTTGCCACTTTCGCCTGTCCGGTTCGTGCCTGCCCTGTTATACTTCCACTAACCTGTGCCTTGATCGTCAGCCCTGTAAGCAGTATCCCTGGCTCTTTTACCACAGCCTGATGGTTTTCCACCTTTGCAGGATAATTTTCCAATGATTTTACATGTGTATCAGGATCCAGCACATTAACAAAAATAACCGGGCTGGTCTGGAATAACTGAAAGCTGGCATACATACTCTGGCAAAGTGTGTACTTTTCCCAGTCATCGCTGTATCCCAACGCTTTCTTTGCTTCCTCAAATGTAGTTGCTTTTACAGGACGGTTCACTGCCTTTTTAGGATCTGCCGCCTGATTGATCGGAGCAGTTCCAAAGATCACCTGCACCGCATATTCTGTTGACAACGGACTCGGCATAGATGTAGCCTTTTCCGTCACTTCAATTCCATGCTTATATGCCATTTTTTAACCTCTGCTTTCTGCATACCGGTAAAGCTGATTTAAACTGCTTCCCTGGTTGCGAATTTCTTTTTTAGCCTCAGCAAGCTGACTGGCCGAAACAAACAGATCCGTCAACCAGGGAGCTTCCCTGATAACTTGACAGATCTTTGGTGGATAGCCATTTCTGAATGCTGTTCCTGTTACCACAATGCGATCTAATGTGGGACCTATATATACCATTGTTTCTTTACTCATAACCATTCCTCATTTACCGGATCTACTGCCACATCAGGAAGGTTCCATATCATCTCCAATGCTCCAAAAAACTGTGGATAAGTGTCATCCTCCTGATACGCTGCGCCCATCTGTCTTTCACACCAAAATGCATCAAGAACCGGATCTGTCTGGAAGCGTTGTATTACCCGTTCCATTACAGCTGTGAGCGTATAATATCCCTTGTATCCGGTATCTTCATC